ACAATCATTGAGAAACTTCCCGAAAATCTCAGAAAAGCTTACGAGCGTACACCTGTTGACGGTCTGACCGATGAACAGTTCAACACGCTTGTCGGCGAAATCACTTCCGAGGTGGACGGCATTGTCAATGACACACGGGCAAAGGGGGCTGTTTTCGGAAGACCATCCGCACAGAACGGCGGTTCATCAAGTCAAGGGAACGAACTGACAAAAGAGCAGATAGAGGCGATATCACACCGTGATAACAAGCCCGCTGACGGTCAGCCGTTCTAATGTTTAACACTCAAAATCATTCAAAAAAATGGGAATGACAGTAACACGCAGGAAAGACACACGTACCCCTCGTGTCTTCATGCACAAAACAGCGGATATTCGCGGCGGTGTTTCAGTCAAGGTTTCTGAACTCGGCGGCGATTTTCTGAACGAAGGCGCAGTACTGAGCGCACCCGACAACGGCATTTGTCACGTTGTGAAGATTGCCGTTCTGTCGGCAGAAGCTACAACAGCCGCAACCGACATCAAAGTAAACAAAGGTCACAATTTCAAAGTGGGCGATTTCGTCATGGCTGATGAAGGTGGTAAGGCTTATGCTATCACGGAAATTACAACCACAGAGAAAACCCATGACACAATCAAGGTCGGGACAACTCTCGGCGTGAAGATTGAGAAAGGCGGCTTTATCATTGAAGCGGCAGAGGAATCGGCAACGACAACATCAAAACTGAAATACACACCGCTTTCACTTGTCGGAACAGGCAAGCCTATCGTGCCGAACTCAAACCTTGACACGGACGCTTGGCTTATTGGCGTAACAAAGGGCAACCCGCTTCCCGAATGCGTGATGAAACACCTAAAAGGTATCATAAACTATTAATCGTAAGTAACTTATGGGAACTATTGTAAATACAATGATTCAGGGTTTGACCGAGCAAATGGTTCAAGCCCGTCTGAACTCGGCTGACGCTTCCGGCTTCCTTTTCGGGAAGCATTTTCCGGTCAAGAAAGTCAACGGCTTCAACTGGAAAACATTAACGAACCAGCTTGAAAAGAAGAATGTCGCCGCCGACCTGCACACCGATAACGGAACTATCATGCGCAAACGCCGCCCGATATTCGAGAGCGCACGTGGAGATATTCCGTTTATCTCTATCAGCCGTGAACTTTCACGTTCTGAAATTAAGGATTATCAGACCGCTTTGGCGTTTGCTCAGGACGAAGACGCAACAAAGTTGGTTGAGTATTGGGGAAATGATGTTGACTTCTGTTTCAACGGCGTTCAGTCTGAGGAAGAATATATCGCATGGAAACTTGCATCAAACGCTGGTGTGCTTAAATTCACAACCACCACGAACGCAACCTATGCCAATGAATTTGACCTTGACTATGACGTGGATGATGAGATGAAAACCAAATCATCCGTTGATTGGAACAACAAGTCAACTGCTGACATTATCGGCGACCTTGCTAAATTCGTGAAGTTGGGTAAGGATCATAACCTGAACTTGAAGTTCGCTTTCATCAACTTGGATGAACTGTACAAAATCTGTTCTGCAGAACAAATCATTAAACAGTGCGCTTCTTTCGCCGCTAACGCCCTCGGTATCTCTCAAACACCTGACTTGGCTGCTGTAAATACCATGCTCGCAAAACAAGCATGGCTGAACGGTATTCAACTGCGTGTTATCGACCAAACCATCACCCGTGAATTTTCAGACGGTTCACAGACTTCTGGCAACCCGTTTGAGAACAGCCGTATGATTTTGTCAGAAAGTGAAATACTCGGTTCTACGCAATATGACATTCTTCAGGAAAACGAAGAAACAATTCTGAGAGCCGTGCGTGCCCATACAGTCGTGAAGAAGTACGGTACGATTGAGCCTAAGAGCGAGGTTACAATCGGTCAGGCTGACGCTATCCCCGTATTTGATACGGCTTACCGTAACATCTACGTGAGAACGGACGCACAAGATTGGGATTAAAAACGGTCTTGAATTATGGCAAAAGTGATTGAAAACCTGAAAGGTATAAACGCCTACCCGATACCGCTCCGAACACTTGTTGAGACAGCGGACAAACGGGGGCTTGACCTTGACACGGAAGCGACAGAAGAGGTTCTGAAAGGGAAAAACTACAACCTCGCCAAAGCAGACTTGCTTCTGTGGCTGTCTTTCGCTCCTAACATTTCTCAGGGCGGGCAGAACTACTCTTTCACGGACGAACAGAGAACGCAATTCCGCAATCATGCTAAAGCCTTGTACAAAGACTTTGACGATGACAGCGGCAGCGCAAACAAACCCATTTACGGATATAAAGGCTCTCGGCTATGATTGAAATTTGGAAACCAATTTTGGAAGGACGTTATGAAGTCTCAAACAAAGGGCGTGTTAGGTCATTAGTATCAAACACGCTTAGCGGGGACGGCATTATGAAACTTCAAAAGGATAAAGCAGGTTACGTTTATGTCGTTATAGACAACCGATTAATGCTTGTTCACAGACTTGTTGGTAAGGCTTTTCTACCGAATCCCAAAGAAACGATAAACCACAAGAACGGGAAGAAAGACGATAACAGGGTTGAAAACCTTGAATGGGCAACCCGTAGTGAAAATGTCAAACACGCTTTCACGGTCTTGGGAAGAAAAGGTTCTTTATACGGGAGACGTGGAGAAAACAGTCCCTTTTATGGGAAAAGAGGTTCTGAAAACAAAAAAGCAAAAATCGTTCTTCAAATCAAAAACGGAGAAATTATAAACAAGTTCTTCGGCACGAGAGAAGCAGAACGAATGACAGGTATAAAGCATACCCACATATCGGCTGTTTGTTTAGGCAAACTTAGCTCTGCTGGAGGTTTTCAATGGATTTATAAAAATGAGTAATCATGCTTATTCAAAACGGAACAATCGAATTCAAGACAAAGACAGCGAACGGGATTGACCCTGAAACGGGCTATCCCGTCAAACCTTCTTCCGAGGCATGGGGCGAGCTTATTCCTTGTCAGTTCAAGGCGAAGAAGTTCAACCAACTCGGAATTATCAAGGGAGAACACTTCACTGTGGCTTCCTATGAAATTCTGATTGAAGAACAAACCGTTCCCTCGGAACAGCTACGCTTGAAAGACCTGTCAGGGAAAGAGATTGGCACGTTTTCAATAATTCAGGCTGAACCGCTTGAAGCCGTGTGCGAAGTAAGAATTTTGGTCTAAAGCGATTTGCGGCTGTATGTCGGCTTTGCTTTTTCAACCCGGTCAAACATACCAATAAGAAAAGTAAACGCCACATGCGCCGATTTCGTAAAAAATAACTGAGAGGAATATGCCTATCACACAACTAACACCGATGTCGGAGATTGACAGATATACAGAACAGCAGCTTGAAAGGCTGAAACAAGTTCTTATCCGAAACCTGATGTATATCGGGGAGGTAGTCTTGAACCGGGCACGTTCAACCAATTCTTACAAAGACCGCACGGGCAACCTGAGAAGTTCAATCGGTTATGTTATCACGGTTGACGGGCGAATAATCCATTCTTCCAGCTTCCAAACCGTGAAACAAGGCAAGGACGGTTCTTCAAAGGGGGAGGCGTATGTGAAAAGCCTCGCAAGAAAATTCCCGCAGGGTATTTGCCTTATTGTCGTGGCTGGTATGAACTACGCTTCTTATGTGTCCGCAAAGGGGCTTGACGTTCTCGACAGTTCAGAACTTCTTGCCGAGCGTCTTGTACCGCAAATGTTGAAACAACTCGGATTTCATTAAACAGAACTTATATGGCTAAGACTTCAAAACAAATTCAAGGGGACGTGTACCGTCTGCTGAAAAACAGTACCCTTTCCTCGATGATTTCAGGGGAGGTTTACAGAGGGGACGGTAAGACCAGCAATCGCCCGAGAGACAGCCGCAAGGAGGATGCCGTTGTGATATTCACATCGGGTCTTTCGGGTGACATTCAAACGGGCGTTGTAACCGTGAATATCTATGTTCCAGATGTTGACCCTTACGATAACGGGGTTTTCGTTGAAGACGGTCAGCGGGCAGAAGAAATAGAGCGTCTCGCCGATAAATGGGTTAAAAGCCTGACCGCCGATAAGTCCTGTTATAAATTCAGGCTTCAACAAACCATTTACACGGAGGCTGAACCTGACATCAATCAGCATTTCATCGTTGTGAAACTTCATTATGATTTCTTCGGCAGCGATGATGCGCCTCTGAATATCAAATCAATGTAGAACATTTAAAACGAATAAGTTATGTCAGTATTATCATGGGGTAAATGCAAAATTGAAACCACCCCCTCAATAGACGGGGCTCCCGGAGCGAGCGCATCATGGACGGAACTTCCTACGCCAAAGGAAGATACCACAAAAGTAACCCCGACTGCGGGAACTGAGAAGACCGCCACGGAAGAGGGCGGCGAGCTTGTCGATGTACGATACGGAAAGAATTCCTACACGCTTGAATTTGACTTGTTTGTCAAGAAAGGCGAAGAACGTCCTTTTGAAGACAATGACGGATTGATTTCAGGCGAGCACGCTTTCCGAATCACGCCCGAAGATGAAGAATGCGAGGGCTTGTTAATTGACCGTTCCGTGGTTCGTTGCGATGAGAGCTACTCAACCGCAGATGGAAAGATGCTTCATTATGTCGCACGCTGTCTGAAACCAAAAACGGGGAAGATAGTCAAGCCCTATACAAAACCAAAAGGCTAAAAGCCTTTGGCGGGATTGATACACTGGTTTATCCACCGTGAAGCCTGAACGCATTTCCCGGTTGCATGTCGGTTCGATTCCGACTCCCGCCCCTGATTAGAAACTTAAAAAATATCAGATTATGAATGAAAAGACAATAGAACAGATGGTTGCGGAAACCGTCCTTGAAAAGCCTTTGGATGTCAAGGTCGGCGAAAAGACATATCAGGTCGCCCACGCAAGTACGGCGACACTTATTCTTGTTTCAGAGGCTATCTCGCAACTTCCCCATATTGTGCTTGACGCCGAAAAGGTCGTTGAAGAAACCTTGTCCGTGGCGAAAGACTGCCGTATTCTCGGCGACATAGCGGCTATTCTCATTCTTGGTGCAAAGAACATCATTGAGAAGAAGAAAGTTCAGCAAATCAAAGAAAAACGGTATCTGTGCGGACTTATTCGCCGACAGCACATGGTTGAGGTTGAAATTACCATCGACAGAAAAGCGGAACTCGCAAAAGAACTTCTTGAAGATGTCGAACCGAAAGCCCTGAACCTGATTGTGAGCCAAATTTTATCA